AACCACGGACGATCCTGATTCCGTGCAGCCGAAGCGGTGTTTGTGTTCACGAAGAACACCTTGCCTCCGGGGGCTCCAGTAAGACCCCCTCCGATGAAGCCACCACCGGAAAACAAAGGCCCAGAGAAGTGAGTAATACCCATGATATCCCCCCTTCTCTACGCGGCGTTGGAGCCAATCCAACCACGCTGGTCATAGAAATAGACGAGAAGCCGCTGTCTCGCCGCGAAATACGCACTCTGTGTGTTATCATCGAACCAGTCCGGGAACTGCGGACGGATACGGAACATGAAGTGCGAGTCGGTCGCCTTATCTTCCTTCGCGAACCAGTCATTACCGGACTGATCCTTATAATGCGACACGATGTAGCTCAACCGACGCTTCCTCTTCGTCGCGTTGATATTCCGGTCAGCCGTATAGGGCTCCTGCTCGTTCTGCGTGAGCTGGAGAGCCATCCACTCGTCACCAATGTTAATCACGAGCGAGTCAATACGAACCGGAATGGGATCACCCTGATGATCCACAGTGTTCTCACCAAGCTCGAATGCAGCCTGCAACCCGGTCACGCCGAGCTGAGGATTACCTGCAATCTGATTGCTCCACGTAGACGCAGAGTTCAGAAGCTCATGTGTGGTAGTACAGAGAGCTTCGGAATACAGCCCCGTGAACGTACCACCTGCGAATGCATCGTCCAGCAGATCAGCCGCAAGATACTCCTGAGTCAGCCGAACACTCCGGCCAAGCCACTTTGCGCTCTGATTAGCCTTCTTGTACAGGTCATCCTCCATCATCTTCTTCGAGACGCTGAAGCCCAACCCATACTCATCGTCCGTATATGTCACCTTGTCGGAGATCGTCGGGTCGATGAGAGTGAAAGGCTCAACCTCACCTCTAGTCACCTGTCTAGGCAACCCACTCATCGTAACAGCCCGAATCTCCGCTTCCGTCATGTTACCGACTTTGAGGATTCTGGAATACTCCTCCTCAAACTCCATGTACGAATCGCGGAAATCACTCCGAAGTCCAGGACGCAACAGCTCGTTAAATGGTCCCCTGACGATCATATGTATTACCCTCCGATAGCCGTTGAGATGACACGGAAGAGAACACAGTTGATCTCTGGGAGTTCCTTCATGACCATCACGTGAACGTTGGTCTCATCGTCAGCATCCACATACCACTCGCTGCTAACTTTGAGTAGACCATACTCATTGCCCAGATACGTCCCATCGCCAGCTATCGTCTGCACAGTTGCAACACTGATAACCTGTCCGATGAAGTCCGTCTGAGCGTTGGCCCTCGCAACTTGAATCACGCTAGTGAAATCAGGCGTTCCCGCAGTACAAGCATTCTGTGCGAATCCAAGGATTCCTGTCACAGTTGCTCCACCTGCATGTTCCTCTACCTGAGAGGGGTTACCTCCACCCGAATCTCTCTGCAAAGGAGCACCCACCCGAAACGTAGTACTCGCTTCAGGCGGGAATTCAATGATTTCCAGCGCAGCCAAGTTAGTACGCGAAGGCTGAATGCGAATCAGCCCCATCTTAACTTACCTCCGTGAAAGTTGGTACATCACTCGATGTCTCGTCTTCAAACTTGCGACGACGGGCGGCAGGCTTATGAGCCTCACGTTTACGAGCCTTCCTAAGCTCCCGCTCGTACATCAATGCAGCGTAGTCCTCTTCACGGATTGTCATCAGGATCTGGTCCCCGACACGGACCTTACCATCAGCCGTTCCATGAGACGACTCCTTCTTTGCAGCTTGGCTCTCGAAAAGCTCAAAGCCAAGGATAGTGAATCGGTCTATATCCACATCACTTTCTCGAACGAGTTGCCCGACGTACCCGTCTGGTACGTAGGCGAGGACACGATCCAATGTATCCAACGTCCGTCCTCTCGAAAGCACCTGAGCCGCCTTGCTCCGGGCCAATCGAATCCTCTCAGCTTTCTCCAACGCCTCCTCGGCAGAAAGCTCCACCTCCTCCCCTTCTACATCTCTCTTCGTAACTTTCAAATTATGCTTCAGAATGTATTCCCTAGCCTTCTCAGCACGATTCGTAAGTGCTGCCGCCTCCGCTGCATCTTTCGCAGCCTTAGATACCTCAGCCATTACGACATCTCCGCTGTGAGGACTTCATCCTCTGTTAGATCCAACCACGCAAGATACTTCTCATCCGTGAATCCACGCTCCCGTGCGATACGACGCTCATTCTCCGTGAGCTGTCTCACTGAGGCTGCCTTATTAGCTTGCGGGATAGGATGTGACGAAGCTGCATGTTGCGGTGGAGCAGGGGGAGGCGTTGCGTTCCTCGTAGGTGCAACACTCGTACCTGCCCCTGTAACACCATTCTCCTGCATATACCCCTTCGCCGTATAATACAGCGTGGTAATACTCTCCTCAGTCACAGGAATCCCCGGATTCTTCTGGAGATATACTTGGATTAGAGGGCGGGCAATCTCGAAGTCTGTAGGATGTGCTGCCGCCACCTTAGCCCATATATCACGCTCTGTCGATTTGGCTAGATCCTTCTTGAATGGATCAATCGCCTCCCTCAATGCTGCCTGTACTTCGTTACGGATCACCTGCCCTGGGTTGTTGAAGTATTCCTCTTGTGACGGAACCTCGGCAAGAGCTGTGTCGATAGCAGGAGCAGTCAACTCTGCGTGCATCCTGTTCAACTCTTTCCCCTGCTCAATCGTAGCTGCTTCCAACGATGCTACGAGCCTGTCAATATCCTCCGGCTTCTTACCTTGGAGAAGCGCGTGTTTAAACTCAGTCTGTACTTCCGGGTCAACCGGAGGTTCCACTATAGGGGTGACGTTTGAGCCCTCCACCGGAGTCCCCACCGGAGCCTCGATCCCGTCCTCCAAATCTGCCTCGTTTACGAAGTCCGCTGGCAATTCCCCTGGCTTTTCTTTCCCGTTCGACATTACCTAATTCCTCACGACTAGAGATACGTTCGGCTACACCTATAGCCATTTCAAATCCTTCTGCTACATTCCGCGCTTCCCACGTTTCTTCTTGCGTATCCTTGCCTGACACCTCCATTGTTAATTCAGTAAGCCTCGTGTAAAGTAGCTCCTTAAACACCAGCCATCCCGGTTGTGTCAGGAGTGTTCTGAGGTCCCCCACTTGGCCCTCCGATAAGACCTGGAGGAGATCCCCCCTGTGCTCCGGTAGTTCCATTGCCATTCTGACTCCCATCGGCTAAGAGGAATTTGTCAGGATCTGTGATTGTGAACGTGTCAAGTAGGCGTGTCATCGCTTCATCCGACGCTATGAGAGCCTGCTGTGCAATCTGCCCAAATACCTCCGGGTCACCCATGATCTGTGCAAGCTGGAGCACTCTATCATAGTACCCTGTGATGACCTGGAAGAGTTGCAGCCACTGTCTCTGTTCCACATCCCTGTTCGTAATTGAATCCGTAACGCTCAAGTCAACAATGGCACCCCGCCTGATGAGCACGGCTGGGAGGTTCAACACCTGCTCAACCCATTGCCCTTCCTCACCTAGCACGTACCAATGTGCCTGCTGGTTCCCGAATATCTGATAATTCGATACCACATCCGTCCCTAATGCACTAAGCCATCTCCGTACATTCTTCAGCACCAAGTCGAAACGCTTATTCCCTTCAGCGAGCCGTGTGAGATCCCCTGTAGCTGTCCCAGGCGTACCCTCATGAGGCAATCCCAAGATAACTTCATTCACACCCGTCCTCTTCTCATAGTACGATACCACCGAGCCCTCATTATTATACGAACTCGGATACACCTCACTCAACTTCAGTGGTGCGATATCCGATATATCATCCAGGAACCATTGCTTACCAGGGAAAATAGGCTCTCCAGGACCGTAATCAGCACCCTTCTTAATCACGATCATGCTCATATTAGCGAGCGTGGCGTTATCCAACCGCTGCCTATGAATCGTGGTAGCTTCATGCTGGAACTGCTCACTCTGCTTACATACGCCAATACCGGGCCAAATCCCCTCTACATTGAGGAAATTAGCTACATGGTAGGGCCTATGTAGATCGGAATACCAATTATACCGAATCGAAAGGAAAGTTCCAGACTCCTTGTGGTAATCGAGGACGATTTCTTCGTTCCATCCATCTCCGTCAACATCGAAGCTGACCCACAGCTCGTAGAACTTGAATCTTTCTGTCCAGAGTGGCTCGACGTTGGCGATTTCCTCAACCTTGGCTTGTACAGATTCTCCGTCATTTACTTCGCTCGTCTGTCTGGCCTGTCTCCAGTATGTTTTGATCTCATCGACTTTGTCAGCCCACATCTGCCCTGATTGAGCCATTCGCTTAAGCTGTCCCCATGAGACTTCATGTAGCTCACCAGTAAGGGCGGCTGTCTGCGGATCGAGTTCAGCAAATCTCTGGACGTAATTAGCAACGGGTACACGTTCCAACGTAGCCCCATTGTATGTCTCGGCATAGAACTCACTCTCAATCCCACCCACGCTTCGGAGAGATTTCTTCATCTCCCTCTTATATCCACTCTTCCCTACAGCCGTACCTAGCTTGATAAGCTCAAGAAGGGAGTTATTACAAAACCCATACACATTCAACGTCTGCCCATTCTCAGCCTCACTCTGTAAATACTTCTCCATCGGCTTAGCAGCGTCAACCCACTCCTTCGACCTTGGCCTGATCGACCAGAAGGGCTCTACACTGAAGAGAGTATTCATCATCCTAGCATGAATAGCCTCAATGGCAATCGCAGCTAGAGGCACAACGATATTAGCAGCTTTCTCGAAGGGGAAGTTCTTAACCTCCTCCTCAGGCTCAGCCCAATATAGAGCCTGCCAATCCTCCCACTGAGAGAGTAGAGGTTGCCTCTCACTATTAAACTGCTCAATCTCATCATCAATCCATTGCTTCAACCGATCCCGTGTCTCATCCTCCAACACGACCATACGAGGATACCGACCTGGAGGAGACTCATCCGTACCTGTATCCGTCGTTCTCGGACCATCAA